ATGACCAATCATCTTAATCGTCGTCGTTTACAAGATGTCAGACTTTGGAATAAGATTCGAGATGCAGGATATGAGCATGTTGCAATTAGATTGTGCCGAGGATATAGCTTTTTGTGCTGGGGTGCAGATATGCGAGTTTCTTCTTGGACAGAAAGAGTTTCCAGCAGTTATAATCCTATATCAGGTTTGGGTAATGATGAAAAATTATTATATCTTACTCGTTGCAAGCAAGATTATTTAAATTGGATTGAGGAATGTATCAAATGTGGAGTCTGGTATCGTGCTGTTATGGATATATTGTTTTTTGGCAAGTCTTATAAAGATGTAGAAAAAATATACCGTCATCGACACGGGTGGGCTATTTCAAATATGATGCAAGCATTTGAATTATATAGAAAATAGCAAAGTTATCCACAAGACTTGACTTTTGGGGAGAAAAGTTATACAAATTTAGCATACTGGAAAACGTATATACAAAACCCGAGGATAATTCCTCGGGTTTTTTTATATCAAGAAAGGAGCAATAAATGAGAGACAATCGCTATACAAACATGTGGGGAGAAGATGAAGAAGAACAAAAAAACGTGGAGAATGGGGCGAAACAACAGCAAAAATTTTAGGGGAGGTAAAAGAAAATATTGATAGCATCAAAAATAAATATTATAAAAAAATGTCAGATGATGTTGTTAATGCAGATTATTTACACGATATGTCTGTCAATCAAGAAGGCATTAATAGGGCAAAAATAAATCCTAATTTATCCGCACAAGATGCCTGCAGAGACTATCGTGAAAAAAATCGTTATTTGCCACGGAGATATTGGTAATGTTTAATCACATATTAAACATAATAAAAAAATTGATGTTATTTGTAATAGTAATGGTTTTTGTTGCTACAATCGGCATTATAATATTTTTTTTGCTTGATGATGCCGGGCATTGTCGCGAACAAGGAGGTGTTTGGGACAAATATGAAAAACGTTGTCGAACAGATTGTCTGACATGGAAAGAGGAATATGGTGGATGTATCAAGCTTTTGCCACATCAAATTTTGTGTTTTGAACAAAATAAATATAAAGAAAAATTATCAGGATGCATAGATAAAACAGAGGATAAAGAACTCTGTTTATATAATAATAAAGCATGGGATAATAGCTTAAAAGAATGCCTTTTTACATTTTACAAAAAACAATGCGGAAAACTTTTAGGCAGATGGACATATCCTAAAATATGTAATTTATAGTATGCAAAACCCGAGGATAATTCCTCGGGATTTTTTTTACATCTTTCACAACAAAGGAGAAATTTTATATGGATAAGGGAGGGCGTACCAAGAAAGGCACGATATCTGCTACTCTGAAAGATGATATTTCCGGCAAAAAAAAGAAAGAAATATCCAAGCAAAATAAAGCAGATACAGGGAAAAAAGTTTCTTCTGTTAAAAGCGTTGGCAAAGCAAAATCAGATTTAACCATCGAGATTGCAGAAATTTTTAAGCCGTTGTTAAGTGAAAAATGGCGTATAAAATTTTATTATGGAGGCCGAGGCGGAGGAAAATCATATGCCTTTGCTGACAGTCTTTTATTGTTAGCTCGGCAAAAAAAATTATTCATTGCCTGTTTGCGAGAAATCCAAGATTCAATAAAAGAGTCAGTATATAAATTGTTATGTGACAGAATTAGTGCGTGGGAGCTTAATGATTATAAAATTTATGAAAGTAGAATTGAAAATCGTCTTACCGGTTCAAAATTCATTTTTCGTGGCTTGAGAGACCAAGACGTTAATAATATCAAGTCATTGGAGGGCGTAGATATTGCATGGATAGAAGAAGCACACACCATAACCAAAAAATCATGGAGTATTTTGAGCCCCACAATTCGCAAAAACGGATCCGAAATTTGGATATCCATGAATCGAGAAGAAGAAAATGATCCTCTTTGGGTTTTGTTGGCCAGTAAACCTGACGAGCGAACTCTGGTAAGAAAAGTAAATTATTATGATAATCCGTTTTGCCCCGAAGAGCTAAAGATTCAGGCCAAACAATGCCAAAAAGATAATCCTGAAGACTATGAACACATATGGCTGGGCGAACCCATAAGACAGGGTGATTATAAATTGATATCTTCTCAAAAAGTGAGAGATGCATTTACTCGAAAAATTGATGCAAGTACATCTCCTTTGGTTATTGGTTTGGATATTGCACGTTTTGGCGACGACCAAACATCATTTTGTTTTCGCAAAGGAAGATTTTGCCTAAAATTTCTTGCTTATAAAAAACTTGATAATGTTGCGGTTGCCAATTTAGCAACCAACATTATCAGAGAGCTAAAACCTTATAGAATATTTATGGATGTTGGAGGGCAAGGAGCCGGAGTTTATGATATTCTAAAAGATCGCGGATATGGAGAAATTATCAGAGGTATATATTTTGGAGAAAAAGCTCTTAATGAAAACAGATATTTTAATCGTCGGGCTGAAATGTGGGATGCTATTCGTGAGTGGTTAGACAGCAAACCGGCCGTTCAGCTTCCTCAAGATGAAGAACTTTTTGATGACCTAACCTCAATTAATAAAAAATACGATCGTAAGGGAAGATTATGTTTAGAAGAAAAAGATGAATTAAAAAAACGCTTAGGCCGCTCGCCTGACAAAGGAGATGCTTTGGCACTTACATTTGCCGAGCCGGTTTATGATGTCGGTGAACCCAGATTATATGGAAACGGCAATCTTACATATAATGATTTATTTAGCAGCAAAAAGGAGAATACGGAATGGTAAAAGCCATATTAGATAGAGTTTTTATTCGTCTTGATAATAAAGAAACCGCCACTCAAGGCGGTATTATTTTGACCGATATACACCAACCGGAACGCACCATCGGAATTGTTGAAAGCATTGGCCCTGATGTTAATTGTGTAAAGATTGGTGATAAGGTTTTGTTTCATATTTTTGATGAGCTTCCTACTTATGACCCCGATGTTGTGGTTGTGAGGCAAAATTCGCTGTTAGGAGTATTGGAAAATGACTAAGATGCAACAAGTAGAAAAATGGATAAATAAAATCAGTTCAGCTGAAAAAAAGTATAATGATTATTATAATTTGATTAAAGAAACCAGAGATTTTTACAAAGACAACCGAGGTTTGGGCAACAAGAGCGGACATTATAATATTTTTTGGTCAACCATTGAAACTCTAAAACCGTTTTTATATTTCAAACAGCCCAAACCATTTGTCGAGCGTAGCAACAAAACAGCCGGTAAAGTCGAAAAATTGGCTTGTGACATTTTGAGCAAAGCTCTTCAATGGAATTTAGAACAATTTGATTTTGACAGTATCATAAAATATGCTCGAAATGACTTTTTGATCAGCGGTTGCGGCATTGTTTGGGAAAGATATTTTCCGGAATTTGAGTTAATCCCTTCGGCACAAAATCCGGAGTGTTTAATTGAGGTAAAAAGAAACGAAAAAGTTATATCCGAATATGTAAATCCGGAACATTTTTTGGCCGATTGTGATGAAGTCGGAATTTGGGAAAACGTCACTTGGATTGCCCGTAAAATATATATGAGTAAGTCTCAAGCTATCGATGTTTTTGGTGAACAAGCTTGCATCAATTTGGTGTTAGAAAATGAAACAGACTATAAAAATAAAGAAGTCTGTATCTATGAAATTTGGGATAAAGATACTGCAAAAGTATATTGGCTGGCCAAGGAAAAAACAGATGACTTTTTGCGAGTTGCGGACAATCCGCTTAAAATAAAAGGTTTTTTCCCATGCCCAAAACCGATTTTTGCTACTCTAACAAATGATAGTATAATTCCGGTACCGGACTATTGTCTGATCAGAGAACTTCTAAACGAACTAAACGGTATCCATTCTCGCATGCGTTTAACCATGCAAGCCCTTAAAGTCAGTGGAGCATATGATAATTCTTTTCCGGAATTGGCCAATATTTTAAACAAAGACGTAACATTGGTTGCCGCAAAAGATTTTCAGCGGCTTAAAGATTGCGGTGGTCTAAAAGGGATATTAGATTTTATTCCTATTGAGCAATATATTATTGCTCTGGAGCAATTGGCTCAAAGAAGGCAAGACATCATCAGTCAAATATATGAGGTTACCGGAGTTTCAGATATTATGCGAGGAAACTCCAAAGCAGAAGAAACAGCTACTGCCGTAGTGCAAAAAACAAACTTTGGCACCTTGCGTAATCAAGACCGCCAAAATGATATGCAACGCTTTATTAAAGATCTGTTTGCAATTAAGGCCGAAATTATTTGCGAACAATTTTCTGCCACCACTCTATTGGAATTTTTGCCTGAAGATCAACGTGTGCTTGCAGAAGCACAAGCCGCAGTTACCTTGCTAAAAGATGAAAAAATGCGAGGTATGATTTTAGAGATTGAAAATGACAATGTTTTTAATGCAGAAGCTGAGGCCGAAAAGACCCTAAACGGAATAAAGTCACTTAATGATCTTATTTCCGGTGCTTTTAGTGTGGTAAGCCAACAGCCGTTATTATTGCCCCTATATCGCAGCATGATAGAAAGCGTATGCTCCTCTTTGCCTAAGGCCCGTCCTTTTGAGGCAGTTATTGAAAAAGTTTTTGCATCGCTTGAGGCAGATTTAGGCAAACCGGAAACTCAACAGCCAAACCCGCAAATTGAAATGCAACAACAGCAACTAAATATCGAAAAAGAAAAAAATCAGCTTAAAGCCAGAGAGCTGGATATAAAAGAAAAGGCTGAAGAAAATAAAGCCAATCTCACTATGCAAGAGATGAATTTTCAGGCCGGGCTAAAATTACAGCAACTTGCCGATGAAAGAAAAAAACAAGCAAAAGGACTTGATCCGGTAGTGATTAAAGAGGCAAAACCTATTCCGGTAGAACCCAAAAAAATCAACACCAACATTTCTACCGGCAAAGTAAAAGGATTTTAGGATATGCCCAAAAAGAAGTTGACCCTCGAAGACATTTTAGAAGAGTTGGAAGAAGCCAGAACTATTGCCGTTCGTAATGAATCTGCTACGGCGGCAATTTCTGCATCTTTGGGCAAAGCTAAGGTTTTGGCTTTGTTGGGAGATAAAAATAAAAACAAAACCGGAGACGCGGAAACTTACAAACAGATCATGGTAGAATTTGTATAACAAAAGGAGCAACAAATGAGAGACAACCGCTATACAAACATGTGGGGAGAAGATGAAGAAGAACAAAAAAAACGTAGAGAATGGCTAAGACAAGTTTATGATGATGCCATAATTCCGGATACTGATATCCAAACCCCGCTTAATCAAGATAATACAATTAATAATGATAAATATAAACATGCATACATAAGCTGTGAAGGTGCAAAATCGGGTTTGGTAGGAGCCGCAACCATTGCCGCAATGGGTGTGGGAAAAGAAATTAATGATATTGTCAACAAAACCGGAGACTACATAAAGGGTAATAACAAATATCAAAGTCTGGCAGATATTTTAGTTGATAGTGCAAAAGATTTATATGCAGATGGTAGAGGATTATATTTAGGATATAATAATCCCGATGATGATTGTGATGATTTAATTTCAAAAATTTATCCTCGCTACCTAAGAAGGTAAAATCTATTGTAAAATTAAATTATAATTATATAATATCATTCTGAGGTTTATATGAAGATGATATTTTCTGTTTTTAGTAATATATTATGGTTGTCTTTAGCAGCTATTACCATCGTATTTTCGTTTTCAATATTTTTATTATCCGATTTCATACAAGGAAATTATGATTTTGTAACGATAGATAATAGGTGGGCTGGTTTCATCATAATTATATGTGCAATGTCAATCATTGTTTTTTTGCTGGAAATCTACCTTTCTCGCAAACTGATATTAATTATAGTTCCAATTATGGTTATAATAATTATTGCCAATTTGTTTTTACCTCTAAAATATCAGATAATATTTATGGTACAAACTAAAATATTAGGTCATGATGAAGAACTTACTTTGTGTATATATGAAAATAAAAATAAAGAAATTTGTTATGATATGGCAATTCATAAAGTAGATACTCATAATATTATATATAAAAAAATAGGAAAAGAATTATGCCACAAAAAAACATATACATATGCTCAGAGTAAAGAAAACAATGTTAGAGAAAAACAATGTTATTATAACTGGTTGATATCTGAAGGAAAAACAGATGACATTGCACAATAAAAAATATCAAAGGTTATTATTCATAGTATGGATTGTAGCACTTATCTTATTGTGTAGCATAGTATTTACCACAGCAGATAAATATTTGCAATTTGAGTATTATAGGCTTATAGGATTATTTATATTGGTTTCATTAGTTGGTTGTTTTGTTCCAAAATTTTTCAAGATAGTTATATGGGGTATATTTTTGGTATGGCTAAATATCTTTTATACTATTCCTAAAATAAAAATTGATAATTATTCTTTTGATACCGATGAATATTACGATATTAAAAACAGCTGTAAAAATGATGTATTGTGTTTATCAAATATGGTGAGCAGATTTCAAAATGAAATTAAGTTATACTACCAAAGCCTAGAAAAACAAAATAATTGGAAATACAGTTATGAGAATTGGCATAAGAATATTACTGACATTTGTTTAAGATACACTCAAGAGTATACCAGACAAATTTGTTTGTATAAATATACATATGATGAACTTTATGTGCTTCGTAAAATTAAATGGCGAGAAGATCAAAATAACTTATCAAACAACTAAGCAATAGCTACCCGAGGATAATTCCTCGGGTTTTTTTTTACATCAAGAAAGGAGCAACACCTAAATAAATGTATGTAAATTGATTGATTGACATAATTTATGAGTTTTGGTATTTTTTTGATATTGGAACCGGAAGAAAATAAGTTATGCAAGCATTACGAACATTAATAACCCAATTGGGAGCATTTTTTGTGAGTTTAATCACTCGTCCTTTGCTGGGGCGAGTATTTTCCCGATATGGATTATATGTTCTGAATAATTTTATCGCCTGTATCATAACAGTTGTTTTGGTATTTAATTTATCAAAATTAAGTGACGAGCAAATTGCCAATTCAATATTGATAGCATCACTTGTATTATGTGCAATTGTCAAGATATCAGAGGTTATCCCGCAAGGACAAGAACACTTAAAGCTATGGTATGATGAAGCCTCAGAAGAAGATGACCAAGAATATTTCAGTAAGAGAGATATGCGAGGCAAACCTTGGTGGAAATTTATGTTTATTCCGGGGTGGATTACCATTATTTTTTTTCATTTTTACGCAATCGTAATGTGGTTTATTTACTATCCTAAAAATTGGAAAGGACCAATTTTTTTTAGTATTTTAGCTTTAGTTATGACTTTCATAGTTATTCGCAATGCCAAAATACGAAAACGAAATTATGACAACGGTTACAAATAAAACTAAAACCCGAGGCTAGTCCCTCGGGTTTTTTTACATCAAGAAAGAACAATCTATGTATTTCACAAGAGAATGGACAGACAGCCTAAAGCTGCCTGACGGGTCTGAGGTGACTTCAAACCGGCAACTCGATAAATATTTACGAGACAATGATTTGTCTCTTACAAGCGATTATTCTGAAACCTATTTGAAATCAAGGCGTAGGAATAATGAAAAAGCTCAGAGAAAAGAACTTTTTTCTGACTTCATTCACAATTATAAAAGGAGTATTTGGAAATGAGCAATGAAATAAGAGAAGAACTCGAACGTCAATATGAACGAGCTGCTAAAAATGCACTCGAACACAAAAAAAATAAAATAACAAAAAATTCAGGAGCAATGATAGAAGCAAGGGGCGATCAAGAAGAAAAATATTTGATCGCTCCTCGTTCTTTTAAAAAGGAGTTTGCCGAACAGTTTAAGTCTCTTTCACCTGAAATGCGAAAATATTTGCACGAAAGAGAAAGTGAAATTGAACGTGGTTTTTCTCGCCTGAATAATGAACTTAATCGACACCAATGGCTTGATGAGTTTTATGCCGATCGTTCCGAACGTTTAGGAAAATTGGGCATAAAGCAAGCTAAAGATTGGGTCGAAACCATGGCAAAAATAGATGATTCGCTAGAAACAAATCCGGCTGAAACATTGCACATTTTGGCCAAGGCCTATGATGTGTCTTTAGATTCGGTAGCATCGCCCACGGAAGATTTATTAAAACTTCAGGAATGTCTAAATGAATTAAGTCAAAAATTTGACTGTTTTGTATCTGAATACAAAGCTCAAGCAAAAGATGCCATGCAAATTGCCGAAAGCAAAAAAGCTCACGAAGCTTCGTTTGCTCTCAAAGGAAAAAATCCGACCAAAGATCTTTCCAAGCTTTCAACCCGAGAAGTTTTGGAAATGAAAATGGCCGAATATGATAACTGATATTTTAACTACATAAAAAAAGGAATTTACACAAATGGGAAATATTAATTTTGATGATGTATTAACCACTACCTTAACATCAAGAGCAGGTAAGTTGGCTGACAATATGAGCACCAACAATGCACTGCTCAATCGTCTTAAATCAAAAGGCAAAATTCGTCCGGTTTCTGGTGGTTCAAAAATTGTTGAAGAACTGGAATATGGAGAGGGAGATATGACATGGTATTCCGGATATGATACCATTAGCTACACACCAAAACAGCTTTTTACTGCTGCTGAATATAGCCTTAAACTTTGTGCCGTTCCGGTTGCTATTTCAGGTGAAGACCTGCTCAAAAATGCCGGCAAAGAACAGGTTTTGGATTTGTTTGAAAAACGTGTTGAAAATGCAATCAAAACCATGGGCAACAAAATGTCAGCGGCTGTATATGGCGACGGAACCGGATCGTCCGGTAAAGAGATTGGCGGTCTTGCTTTGTTAGTGGCAGATAGTCCTTCAACCGGTGTTGTTGGCGGAATTGACCGTGCAGCAACCGGTAACGAATTTTGGCGTAACAAGTCTACACAAATGTCAGAGGCTCTGAGTGCAGATAATATTCATTCCGCAATGGATAAAATGTATATGTCATTGTGCCGCGGTACCGATAAACCCGACTTGATTGTATGTGGAAATAATATTTATGGAATGTACGAATCAACATTGCTTCCGCAACAGCGCTATGCAGATAATAAGCTTGCCGAAGCCGGTTTTACAACTATCAGATTCAAAGGTGCTGATCTTATTTGTGATGGCGGACAAGGCGGAAATTGTCCGGAAGATAAAATCTATTTCTTAAATACAGATTATATTTACTTGCGTCATCACAAAGATCGCAACATGAAAGTTATTGGTGGTGAGCGTATGGCCGTAAACCAAGATGCCTTATACAAAATCATCGGTTGGGCCGGCAATATGACAATGTCTAATGCAGCACTTCAAGGTGTTTTGATCAACAAAACTGCTGAATAATATATTATATAAACATGAGCCCTCTCAATTTTTTGAGAGGGCTTTCATTTACAAAGGAGAGATTGGCTATGGATATAGATTTTTCGGCATTTGAAAGCTTGACCAAAAATCACTCAACCGAGGAAGGTGTAAGTGCCCGGTTTTATGATAGAAGTATCAAAACAGATGATATAGATGCACAAGGATTTCCTATATTTAAAAATGTCTGTTTTTGCAAAATCAGAATTAAAGATAACAATTCTGAAGTTTTTGATCAACCGGCAAACGAGGACAAAAAAAAGCGTTTTCCGCAAGAGTATGCACGTTATCTGCTTTCTAAAAAGCAAGTGGCAGAAGGTACACCGTTGGAGCAGTTTGCGTTTTTGTCACTGGCAGAGATAGACACTCTAAAGGTGAGGGGCATTTTTACGGTAGAAGCATTAGCAAATTTGAGCCAAGAAAAAGCCCAATCATTGGGCATATCCAAAGAGCAAAAGCTTGCACAAAAATTTGCCGAACAAGCATCCGGAAACAAACAAATTGCTGATTGGCATCAAAAAGAAGAACAATACCAATATCGTTTAAAACAACAGGAAGAAGAAATTTATCGTTTGCGAAAAGCCCTACATAAAAGAGGAAACTGAGAATGAAAAATATTTTAGAAATATGTCAAGAAGCTGCCAGTTTGGTAGCCACTCAAAAACCGGCAGACTTGTTTAATGAGGATAGTCAACAGGAGGCTATTTTTTTAAGTGTAGCCAAAGATACCTTAGACAGCTTACTTCGCTATGGTGATTGGCAAGAACTTACCAAAGAAGGTCAAATTTACACGATTCAGGGAAAAAGTTGCTATTGGCTCAAAGAATATTGTCCTGATTTTTATTGTCTGATTAATAACACGGTTTATATCAAAGATACGGCAGAAAAAATTATCGGATCAATAACTCCCGAACAATGGATGCGAGAAAAATATTTTCATTGTCCGTCTCTAAACCTCAAGTTCAAAATTCAAAACGGTATGATAAAATTTTTAACTCCCCCGAACGGTAATTTAAAAATTGTTTTTCAATACAGATCGTCAAATATTGTGTTTGATGGATCTAAAAAGGCTTTAGGTGAAGAAAAATCTGTTCTTACAAAAAATACCGATATTCCGATATTTGATGAATTTTTAGTAAAAAAAGGGATTGTATGGCGGTGGTATCGTCGCAACGGAATGCCCTATGAAGAAGAATATAATGAATATGAGCGTGAAGTAAAGAGCCGATTTGCCACGGGTTTGGCAACAAAAGATATTCTACTGTGTGGCTGTGATTTAGAACAAGATTTTTGGGGAGTTACAATCAATGCGGCAAAAAGTAACTAATCGTAATAATAATTCAGCCAACTATACACTTCCGGCACCAACCGGCGGACTGAATGCTCGGGACAGTTTGGATACAATGTCAGAAATTGATGCCGTTGTAATGGATAATTATTTGCCGAGTGATACTAAAGTAAGCCTACGCAAAGGCTATATTACATATGCCAACCTCGATTATAAGATATTAACTTTGGCTGAATATTCTCGTCCGGCATTCAATCGTTTTTTTGCTTTTGGCGGTGGAAATGTTTGGGATATAACCAGCAAAAACAATATCAAAAAAATCAAAGATGGTTTTGGCAATAATCAATGGCAATATATTCAGTTTCGCAATCGTCTGATATTGGTAAACGGGCAAGATAAACCTCAGACTTTTTATATTGATGAAAATGAACAAGATTGTTGGTGTGATGCTGCTTTTGAAGGAGATAATCTTCATGCTGAAAAATTAATTAATGTTGCCGTAAGTAAACAAAGACTTTTCTTTGTTGAAAAAGGATCTCTTTCAGTATGGTATTCACAAGGAGTTGGAGAAGTACAAGGAACTCTTACAAAACTTGACATGAGTTCGATTTTTCAGTGTGGCGGGGAGCTTATATCTGTTGCTTCTTGGACTCAAGACGGCGGCCAAGGGGTTGATGACCTAACGGTATTTATAACATCAAAAGGTGAAGTTGCGGTATACAGCGGTAATGATCCGTCAAACTCTGATGATTGGTTTTTAAAAGGTGTTTATCAAATGAGCCGTCCGATAGGATATCGTTGTACCTTACAATATCAGGGTGATGTTGTGATTATTTCCGAAGACGGATATGTTCCGCTTTCTAAAGCATTGTCACAAGACAAAGCCAACGCTTCGCAAATTTCTTTTTCAGATAAAATCAGAGGATTGGTTTTAGAACGCACCAAAAACGGCAAAAATAAATCTGGCTGGCAAGGAATTATATATGGAAGAGGCGGATACGCCATTTTTAATGTTCCGGTATCTCAACAATTTGAGCAGCATGTTGTAAACCTCAATGGTGGATCTTGGTGCAGGTTTACCGGCATCAGGTCATTTTGCTGGGGAAGCTTTGGCGACAGAATATATTTTGGCGGCGATAATGGAGTGTTTTTGTTTGATGAAGGATATTCTGATAATGGAGCACACATCTGCGGAGTTGTAGAACAAGCATTTTCAAATTTGGGAAATCCAAATCTGAAACGCATTCAACTGATAAATCCTCGAACTAAATCATCAACTAAATATGCTTTGGTTGTTTATACCAATATGGATTTTGAAGAACGCAAAGTATCTTATGCCGAGACTATTGGGTCGGGAGGAATCACCAAATGGGAAAATGCCGGTTGGTCATGCTTAAAAAGACCTATCGGCACCAAATGGGCCACCTTAAAAGGCAAAATCCGCAACCAATGGATCGGAAATTCAGCCACAGGTTTTAAGGCCAGTGTGGTGTTTAAGACCAAAACCAAAGGAAATATTATAGAATGGTTTGATACAGGATTCAGATATGAGCAAGGAAGTAACATATTGTAAGATTATCGGAGATTCCTCCGGAGCAATAACCCGTTGGATATGCAAAGGACTAAATATCGATACAGATTGGATTGGAGCACATCAAACCATCGGATTTGTACATAACGGAAGATTAATCGGAGGATTGATATACCACAATCTTCGTTTTGGTAAAGACGTATGGTGGACACTATATACCACAGATAAAAAATGGTGCAACAAACGTATCTTAAAATTTATGTTTCTGCTGGCATTTGATTTTTATCAATGCAAACGAATTAGCATAATGACAAGTAAAGCCAATGACAAATGTCAAAAATTGGCATTGAAACTGGGTTTTAAACCCGAAGGAATCTTAAGAAAATATGGTGATAACAACGAAGATATTATCATTATGGGAATACTAAAAGAAGAATTTAATTTGTAATTAAGGAGAAAAAAATGGCAAAAAGTATCGGAAAATTTATGGGTGTCGGCAACAATTCTACCAGTGCTTACGGATCAGAAAAAGACATATTAAAATATCTCAACGAATATGACACTTCACAAGCAGATAATGCATATAAAAATATGGCAAGCTTAGGAAACCAACTAAGTTCACAACTCTCAGAACGTCCGGATTATATTTATTCTGTAAATGTATCTGATGATGAAGCCAAAAGAATTGAAAATGCAACATATCAAAATGCCGTAAGCAAAATTGCCCCGCAATTTGAATCTCAGCAACGTCAGCTTGAAACCAGATTGCAAAATCAAGGTATCAGCCCCGGAAGTGAGGCTTATAATTCGGCAATGAACAATCTTATGGCCCAACAAAATAATGCTTATGTACAAGCTGCATTTGATAGCATTTCTGCCGGTCAAAATGCTTATTCCAATAATCTCAGCAATCAAATTGCTGCCGGAAATTTCCAAAATTCAGCTCGTATGCTTCCTATATCGGAAATATCATCATTGTTGCAAAATACTCAAAGCGGATATGATGTTGCTATGGATAAATATAGTATTGCCAATAAAATTGATAGTCGCATAGCTCAAAACAAGACAATGAACGAAGATGCCAGACTAAGCAGCGGTATGTCAGCCTTAACATCTGTTGCAAAACTGGCATCAATGTTTTCAGATGAAGATCTTAAGCAAAATATTGTAGAAGTTGGTCGTTTGTATAATGGATTGCCGGTATATTTATATACCTATAAGGGTGATAATATACCTCAAATCGGTCTTTTGGCTCAAGATGTAGCATATCACAATCCTATGGCTGTTTTTGTTGATGAAAGTGGCTTCATGAAAGTAAATTATGCTCTTGCATGCCGTTAAAATTACTTTAATAGATGTACATATATGTTTGACAACTAAATAAATGAATATTAGCATACTCGTATAGGTTTGTATTTATGTGAGGAAAAAATGCATAGTTTAATGTTGACATTACTTGGGATATTGGCATTGACCGGTGTAATCAGATCTTTGTTTTTGTATCTGGTAAAAAGATTTGATTTTAATATCAAAACACCATGGATATTGGCTAATATCGCAACAGCCTTTTTGCGAACATTGTTTACTGTTCCGCAACTCATCAAAGATCATAATATAATTATCAACCTTTTTGTTCTTTTTGTTATATATATACTGGAGCAAGGCGTTTGGTTTGTATATGACTATATTCAGCAAAAACGAGGCAATATTCAGGCCGGTTGGAAACTGATTTGGGGTGTAATTATTTTAGGAATGCTTTGGTTGTTTATTTTGCGATTACTTACGATATACGCAAGCCAAATGATAATCTTAGCATATTCATAGAAAATTTTATATTGTAGCAAGATGCCGCTTTATCAAAAAGCGGCATTTTTATTTTATTAGGAGTATAAATGCAAAAAAAATGTAAATTTTTTGTGTTTTTTTTAGCTGTAATAATAGTATCTATTCTTTCATTTCAAAATCCTGATGTTGTAGAAAAAGTAGCCAAGGCCTTTATTTTGCTTGTGGGGACATCGTGGTGATTGTCAAATTAAGCATAATATTTTTGCTTTGTTTCCTAAGCTTCTGTTTGGGTAACATGCGAGCTCAAACCAAAATTATCACCAAAGAAATAGAGGTTATTAAATATGTTGATCAAAAAAAAGCACAAATTCATTCTCGCCCTAATGCAAATAGAGATGCTTTGCTTAGCCTCATGCGCAAGGGTGAATTATAACCATTGTCCGACATATCCGATAGCAGGAGCAAAAGTTGCGGCAGAATTGGAACAACATGATTACCATTCACACATAAATACATGGGAATGGTTGGGAAGAATAGATAAGTTACGGCAAGAATTAGAACTTTGTCGTTAATTTTTTATAGGAGAAATATAATGCCTTTTGATAGCGAAGGAAATTTTACCAGATTACATAATTGGGAAGATGATCGAATTAATGATATAGATATTGTTACAGATCATCATGACGCCGAAGACGATAATTTTGCCGAAGGTTTAAGCCAATGTATGCTTAGAGACGGCAGATCGGCACTCAAGGGCGATTTGAATATGTCCGGCTATAAAGTAAAAAATTTGGCCGATGGTACAGCAGATTATGATGCCGTAAATCGTGCCCAGCTGGAAAAATCTATTTCGGAACAAAACAGCACACTCACAGAGTTATTGAATAAGCTATGGAAAATAGGTGATATTAAAGCATCAGTAAAGAATACCAACCATGATAATTGGTTTTTGTGCAATGGTCAGGCTATTAGTCGTGTTACATATTCCGATTTGTTTAGTCTGATTGGTACAAAGTTCGGTACTGGAGATGGCACAACAACATTTAATTTACCGGATTATAGAGGCAAATTCTTGCGTGGATTTGGTGGAGACTCGGCTTCAGATATATATACAACGCAGGCGGAAGGTTTGCCTAATATCACCGGTAATGTTGTTGGCGGTAGAGAAAATTCTAAGGCAGTAACAGGTGTTTTTGCAAACAACGGAAGTGATGCAACTGCTGCAAAATTTGATGGAGGTAATGATCAAGATACAAAATTTGGTATCAGTAGTTTTGATGCATCTCGTTCAAACTCTATCTATGGAAAAAGCCAACATGTTACCCCAATCAACCAAGCAATAAATTACTTTATTAAAGTAAAAGAGGAGAAATAAAATGACAGGACGCATTATACCTCATGCAAATATTATCGAAATAAGACAGGGTGACAGTTTTACTATTCAAATTCAACTTAAGATATCACATCAAAACATCAATTTATATGGTTCATCTATAAACATGCAAGCAAGAGATGACAATGGAAATGTTGTATTAAGCAAACTGGCATCAGAGGTAGATTCTGCGAATGGAAAATTTGCTTTGGTGCTAACACCAAATGACACAAATATCCAGGCAGGTGATTATTTTACGGATATAGAATTATCAACTCCGGATGGAAGTATTAACACGATTTTTCCGGCAGATGTAAACAAAGTTGGTGTTTTAAGAATAACTGATCAAATAACGAGGTAAATATGGAAACAATTATTACTAATATCAATGATTGCAGTGAAATAAACATATACTATCAAGATGAAATAAACTTAGAAGTAGACGTTTCTCTTTTGTATATAAAATCAGGACAAAAAGAAATAGAAAACTATGTCGAACATGTTTCTAAACCGGAAATCAATAATTATATTGATAATTATGCCAAACCAATTGTTTCGGAAGTAATAGATAATATAGCTACACCTCAGATTGATGACTACTTGAATAATAAAACCAAACCGGCAATTACTGATTATGCAAACAATGCCATAGCAATATTTAATTCTAATGCTGCAGAAAAACAAATAATGGTTGATAATTCTGCACAACAAGCAGTTGAGCAGGCAGCTGTTTCAGTATTAAAAGCAGAAGAAGCTTCAAGTTCTGCAGCAGAAGCAAGAGATAGCCAAGTATCAGCATCAAATTCTGCAGATTCAGCTGCTAATAGTGCCCTAATATCTGCACAAATAGCTGATAATATCAATCCTGATCAATTTGTTAAAAACACCGGAAACCAAATAGTCAACGGAGTTAAGACTTTTACAGATAATATAGTTATTCATAACCAAGACGGCCAAAACAGTCATTTGGCATTGGCTGATGCAACAGAGGGTTCCCGAATAGAGCTGTTTCAAGCAACAAGCAATGGTGTAAATCAACTTCTTATTCGCTTTGATAACGGAAACAAATATCCGTTCCTTATTGAGCAAAGCGGAATAGATAACAACAAATTCAGATGTAGAGTAAATAATGATCCTGATGCCAATAGTAACAATGCTGATATTGCAACGACATCTTGGGTTAGAAAAAAACTTTTCGGAATAAATTATGCAAGCCCAACAGTAAGAGTATCGGACGGAGGGACTTGGGCACAAGATTCTACTTATACAGCTCCGTCACAAGGGTATGCCATAATCACATCTAAAGGAGCAAACTGTCAGATAAGAGTAAATGACCTTATTGTTGGTCGTACCACTACTGACGGCGGTAGCGGTTGGACATCATCAGTAAGCAATGTATTTCTACCTCTTAGTAAAGGAGATGTTGTCAAAGCCTATGGCGGTAGCTTGGGCGAATGTCGTTTTTATTTTTGGGCATTGTAAGGAGATAAGACTATGAAAACTTTTGATGTTGTATGCAAAGAAAATGGTTCGGTTATTGCCTGTGCCACTTGGGAAGATAGCGAAGAAAACCGCAAAAGACTTGAGGATTGGGCAGAGTTTGGCTATGAAAAAACCTCTGAAAAGTATGTTCAAGGCTATGATGGAAAATGGTATGTTGAAGGGACACTCCCTCCAAAGCCCCTTCCTACAAATGAAGAAATAAGGCAAATACGAGCTTCATCATATCGAGATAGTGTTGACCCTTTGATGAGTGAGTATATCCGCAAAAAAACTTTTAATTTATTTGCCGAAGATGAAGAAAAAGTACTTCTTTCAGCAATAGAAAATCAAGTAAACAGGATTAAAAGCGAAAATCCATATTCGTAATAACCAACCATAAGGAGCCTTTAGGCTCCTTTTTTTTAGGACACACACAATGGAACAAATCATCGAAGATACCAAAATTGCCGGTAGCGCGGTTGTAACATTCATACTCGATTATTTTCAGCTGTTCAACCAACTGATTACATTAGGTATAAATATTTGCATATTCATATACGTAGCTCATAGAGCTTATTCTGTTCTCAGAAGAATATTCGTGGAGGATAACAATGATTGATATATCCGAAGTCGAAAAACGCCTGATTCTACACGAAGGATTAAGGCTAAACCCATACTATTGTACCAAGGGAAAACAAACAATCGGAGTTGGCCGAAACTTAGATTCCAATCCCATATCAGAGGAAGAAAGAAAAGTTATTGGGGATTGGGAACATGGCATTACAAAACAATGCGCACTGTACTTATTGCGCAATGATATTTACAGATTCGAAAACCAGTTAGAACAAAAAATTTCATTTTGGAAAAAATTAGACAATGAAAGACAATATGCTTTGCTTGATATGGCATTTAATTTAGGTATCGGCGGTCTTCTGCAATTTAAAAATATGCTCTATGCTCTGAAATTGGGAAAATTTAATTTAGCATCGCAAGAGTGCTTAAATAGTAAATATGCCAAAGAAACCAAAACTCGAGCAAAACGTATTGCTAATTTGATTCGCACAGGTATATGGCAAGTTTATATATAACCTAAGGGTTCTACGTCAGACATGGAGGCAAAAGCAGTTGCCGGAGATTATAAGTTATATTATAATCAGGTTCACCACAAACCAAATGATTTTATAGTAAAATATCCTCAAATACCATTTATATATAAAAAGCACGTCTCTTTATAAGACGTGCTTTTTAGATCCTATTCTTTTCGAAAAAAGGACATGATCAGCCTGCAGATGGCTTTGTCGTGCCTGAACTAATGCAAGAGCTTGTACTCTTTATAAAGAGTCCGCATATTTTCTATGAGTTTGCAGATCTCTTCATCTTCTTTGAACGCTTCTAACAGCTCTAGTCTGTTAGTTACGGTGAAGTCCTCACTTGGGTATGGCCCAAGATAGGTCTTTTCCCACACCAGCTCGAAACTGGTGTCAATAACATACTCCTCCTGCTTCAGGAGGGATAACAGGTCGATTCGAGCTTTTATTGGAGTATATCCGTCTCGAGAGATACCATAATATGCATAGCATGCAGATTTGAATCTCTCTTGAACTTCTGCGTTCACTGTTCTGTTGCTATTGTTAGCATTTTTCATAATCAT